GAAGACGTGCGGGCAAAGGTGTATGCGGCGGCGCTGCATACGGTTTACGGGTACATCGATTATCTGGCAATGAATATGCTGCCTGACCTGTGCGATGAGTCCTGGCTGGCGCGACATGCTGCGATGAAACGGTGTCCGCGCAAGGGGGCCACGGCTGCCAGCGGGTATATGCGCTGGGAAGGTGTCAGAGATGGCCTGAAGGTGACTGCCGGGAGCGTGATTCAGCGCGATGACCTGGTTCAGTACACGGCAACTGCCGATGCAACCAGCTCCGGTGGTGTCCTGCGTGTGCCGATCACTTGCTCAACTACAGGCGCGGTCGGTAACGCTGACGACGGTACGGCATTAATCCTGGTCACGCCGGTGAATGGTCTGCCGTCTTCCGGTGTGGCTGACACCCTGACAGGCGGATTTGATACTGAAGAGCTGGAAACGTGGCGCGCCCGCGTCATTGAGCGGTATTACTGGACGCCTCAGGGCGGGGCTGACGGGGACTATGTCGTCTGGGCTAAAGAAGTGCCAGGCATTACCCGTGCATGGACATACCGCCACTGGATGGGAACGGGAACTGTCGGTGTGATGATTGCCAGCAGTGACCTGATTAATCCCATTCCGGAAGAATCAACGGAAACGGCAGCAAGACAACATATCGGGCCACTGGCCCCGGTGGCAGGCTCTGATTTGTATGTATTCAGGCCGGTGGCACATACGGTGGATTTTCATATCCGCGTGACGCCGGACACACCAGAAATACGGGCTGCCATTACCGCGGAGTTGCGTTCGTTCCTGCTGCGTGATGGTTATCCGCAGGGAGAACTGAAGGTGTCACGTATCAGTGAAGCGATTTCCGGTGCGAACGGGGAATACAGCCATCAGTTGCTTGCACCGGCGGACAATATCTCCATTGCAAAAAATGAACTGGCGGTACTGGGGACGATTTCATGGACGTGACAAACGATGATTACATCCGTCTGTTGTCGGCACTGTTGCCACCCGGTCCGGCGTGGTCAGCCAGAGATCCGGCGATTGCCGGTGCGGCACCGTCATTAACCCGCGTTCATCAGCGTGCGGATGCCCTGATGCGGGAGCTGGATCCGCGCACCACCACTGAACTGATAAACCGCTGGGAGCGTCTGTGCGGTCTGCCGGATGAATGTATTCCCGCAGGGACACAGACCCTTCGCCAGCGTCAGCAACGACTGGATGCGAAGGTTAACCTGGCGGGCGGCATCAATGAGGATTTTTACCTTGCACAGCTTGCTGCCCTGGGCAGACCAGACGCTACCATCACGCGATACGACAAAAGCACGTTCACCTGCTCATCTGCCTGTACTGACGCGGTGAATGCGCCGGAATGGCGGTATTACTGGCGGGGGGACAAGGACACGGCGTGCCAG